TATTCCTCTATCTGTCTTTTAAGGCTAGCAAGCGTTTTTTCCATAAAGCTAAGCTCTTCTATAAGCTTTCTGCCTACTAGCTGCTTATCTTCTGGTATCTTTGCTAATATGTCTTTATATTCCTGTTTAATGGTCTTTCTAGCCACTATATACACCTCTCTTTTAGTGGTTATTATGTTTAATATGTTTACATAGTAACCCCCTCTTACAATTTTTTCTTAGCCAGGTTTTCTAAAGTCCACCCATCGGTCTCCAGGGCGTTACTATTTTAAGCTATGCCCCTACCCCTAAAGCCTTTATTTACAGCGTTTTAGCTGTTGTGCTGTCGTTTTTATCTGTTGCGACGTCGCAATAACTTACATTCTTTAAGGGTTATATATTTACTTCACTTAATGGGCATTGTGTTAAGTTACTCTATTATCTAAAAAGCCTTTATATATCTAGCTTTATTGTGTCCTGTCTTATGTTTAAGTTCACACGCTTAAATTGTAGGAAGTTGTACGCTTATTTATAGCTAAACTTCTTCATAGCGTCGTTAATTGTGCTTTGCTCTATACCGATATAGCGCAGCGTTTTACTCTGGTCGTTATGGTTGAATATGCGCATAAGTAGCACTATGTCTTTAGTCTGTAAATAGAAGTGGTAGCCAAACGTCTTACGCATAGTGTGCGTACCCAGATTATTTAAGCCAAAGTGTAGCCCTGCGTCATGTATTACCCTGTAAGCATATTCTCTGCTTACGGCTTTATTGCGTACCCTTGCGCTAGGTACTAAATAGTCGTAGTCTTTTTTATCCTGGCAATATGCGGCTATAGCCTTGCTAAGCTCTGCATTTACAGGGAAAAGCTTTTCTTTGCCTGTCTTCTGCTCTCTTACTTTTATGTCTGTCTTGTCTCTTACGTCTCGTACTTTAAGCTTTAAAATGTCCGATACTCTAAGCCCGCTGTAAATTCCTATCATGTACATAATAAAATATTTTTCGTCTACGTCTTTTAAGTAGTCGGCTATGTCCTGTACCGTTGTTTTATCTCTAATAGGCTCTACGTAATTCATAATATTTTTAACACCTCTTCTAAGGCTCATATTTGCCGTTTTAAGCCGTTTTAGGTCTTAGGCAAGTATTTATACCTTTTCTTTCTTTTCGTCGCTCTGCGGGGTTTCTGTGCGGTCGTTTTCTAAGCGTTGTAGTAACAATTCAATCTTAGCCGCACTTTCTTTAAATTCTTTAGCCGCCTGGCTCTCTTTTACTCTGGCTATGCTGCCGTCTTCATTAAATAGCGTTACGCTGTGCTGTAGCCCATGTTCTGCGTTGTGGCACTCTATGCAAAGAGCTTCTAAGTTATCAAAACTTAAAGCTATGTTAGGGTCTTTTACGTTGCTGCCGTTTAGCCATGTTTTATGGTGGCATATCTGGGCGGGCTTACCGCAGCGCTCACAAATATAGTTTTTACTACTCATGTAAGCAGCGCTTGCCCTTTTCCAGGGCTTAGAGTTGTAAAAAGCGCTGTTGTCGTAGTTCTTAAAGCTGTAATTACTCATAGTCTCTAGCTTTAAGAGACAATGCCTTAAGCAAGCTGTTAATAGTTCTGGTTAAGCTCTGGTCGTCTGCATGGTCTGCAAAATACCATTGTGTAAGCAATAAGCCGCTTACGGTCTTAGCCATAGGCTCAATTTCTAAAGAGTGCCAGGGTACGCCAGTAGTAACCTCTAAATAGTCTGGAATAGCCTGTAAAAGGGCGTAAATAAGTTCGTCGTTGTCGCCCTGGTCTACGTGTAATACGTTGCAAGCTTCTTCTAAAGTAAGCATATATAATTACCTCGTTTCTAAATAATAAAGGGGCTACAGGGCTATAAGTTATACCCTGCGCCCCTCGTTTAATGTCGATTAGCTCTTAAGCGCTCTTATGCTGTAGCCTTGCAAAGCTTTACAAAAGCTTCCTGTACAATAGGCTTAGTATCTGCAATAGCCATAGCTCTATAGTCAATAAGTCCAGACTTAAAGCTGCTTTCCTTAGATACCTCAATAGCGATACCCTGCGGCATATTGTAGCCCAGATACTGGCGATAATTACCGAAGTAAGCTACGTTGTCTGCTACGTTGTCGTCTACGACTACTTCAAAGCCTAAAATCTTGCCTACGTTCTCGCTCTTAGGGTCTGCAATAAAAATAGGTCTGCCGTTGCCGTCTACCATTCCATAGAAGACGTTGTAAAGGGTTGCGTTATTCATGCACCACTTAGCGCCCTGGCTGTAACCTCTCTTAAGCATTGCTACGGTCTTTACTACGTCGGCGTAGCCGATAGTACCAGTTTTAGCTACCTGTACCATGTTAGTATTAGCTGCCCAGGTAATGCCCGCTTCAAGTCCTGTACCCTGTGCGCTGCCAGTACCGTTAATAAGGCTGTCTGCGATAGTTTCCATAACGCAAGCTGTAAGCTCGTCGGTAAGGTAAGCTTCAAAAGCGCTAATGCTCATGCGGCGGGCTTTTGCGCTGATAGAGAAAATTTTAATAATCTCGTAGCCGTCAAAAGTAACGCTAGAAAGTGTTACCTTTTCAGTATTTACAGCTGCGCCCTCTACGTGCCATGCTGCCTTAGAAGA